TTGACCGTCGTGACCGTCTCTTACTTCCATAAGATTTTCGATCTTTGCAGCAGTAGCTTCATCTTCTAAGAACTCTGCAAAGTTATCCAAACCTAACTGCTCATTTAGTAATGAATATGCTTCAGCGTGGATAGTTTCGAATGCTCCAAAGGTTGTAGCCATCATAATAATCTCAGGCTTACGGAACCATTTTGTTACAAGACCAGTCCAGTAGTCGTTTACTACTGTTTCTGTTTGAGCGAAGCCTTTCAAGATTCCTCCTACAACATTTTTTTCATGATCCTTAAGATTAGATTTCCAATCTGTTACATCATTCGCCATTGGTACTTCAGTATGTAGCCAATGAGCTTGTTGTTGTTTCATCCAGTAATCGTGGGCGGCAGGGTACTCGAATGGCTTATATACCACTCTTTCTTGTAATATACTCATATCTTTATATATTTGTAATGTGTTTAGACAAAAACAGCCCTCGATGAGTTGTCAAGGGCCGTGGTAATAAATACTGGCTCTTTTAGGATTTCTGTGATAATTCGAAGAACTTTTTCGCAAGTATAGCTCTGTCGTGAGTATCCACGCCTTGAACCGTAGTAGGTTGCACTGGAGCTAATTCTTCAGTCATAATGTCGTCTGAGATTTCTATATGACCGTTATTAGTATCTACTAATGCATTATAGGTCATACCGTCCATCCCGTAACGATTCTTCATGATATGGAATCGACCAGTACCGTTAACTTTATCTTCCTTCTGACGTGATAATGAAATTGCTATATCTGCAACCATTAACTTATCGTAAGAGCCAGCAGCCTTATCTCCTTCAATAATCTGATCAGATCCTTAGCCAATCCTTTAACAGCTACGAATACATCATCAATCTCGTCCTTACGTTCAGAGAATTTCTTTGAAGGTCCTCTCAAGTAATCTACGTAATCGATAATAACCATATCAGCTTTGAAGTCCATATCCTCACATTTCTGAATGTGAGACTTAATGGTAGTAACTGTTGCTGACTTAGGAGCATACTCTTTTACAATCAACTTACCTGGTAGCTTGTTAACGATCTCTTCTACTTTATCTCTATGACTATTCACTTCATCGATAGAGTACCCAGTAAAGTAACAGTCAAATCGCTTACCTACATAATCTTCTCCTAATTCAAGAGTATAGTAGATTACATTATGACCTTGCTGTACTGCGTGAGCTGCTGCAGCTACCATAGTCCAAGACTTACCGCCACCCGGATTACCGAATATGATTGCTAGATCACCAGGTCCCCAGCCACCTTGAAAAGCTTCAGTCAAAACCGGCCATGGAGTAGGTACAGTAGGTCGGTAATTTTCTCGATAACGAGTCTCGATAACGAGATTCAATATCTTTAAGATACTCATGACCAATATTCTTATCCATACCAGCTTTCAATGCTCCTTCAATCATTCCACGGATAGCATCGTAATCTCCTTGGTTGAGTAGATCGGCTGAATCCATCAAAGCTTGCTTTAGCTTCTGGTTCTTACAGAAAGTCTGAAACTCTTCTTGTACATACTCTAAATCTTGCTGAGAGGCTTGATATGAGTTTCTTAGTTCCTCTTTAATAGCAGTCTTTAGTACATCATTATCGATCTTAGTTAGTTCTATCTTTAGAACATCCATCGTAATGGTAGCGTGGTACTTATCAAAGTACCCAATAATCTCTTGAAGAATCCACTTATGAGCATCAGCATCAAAGTAATCATCCTGGAGAACATCTCTTACATTTAAAAGGAAAGCTTTATCTGTTAAAAGTGAGCCGAGTACCTTGATCTGAAAAGGCTTTCCGTACTGTGAGAGTTTTTGAAGAGTCATAACCTATTTTTTAATTGTAAGTAAATATCTAAAGTTTTCTAACCAGCTCTCGGTATTCTTCGTTATACCGTGCTGAATGTTATCCTGCTTGAGCATCAATAAGAACGCTGTAACGTTCAACTGTCCTGGGCAGTTATCCATCAAATCTAATATAAGAACTTTTTGGGGATCAGACAACCTTGGCTCCATTAAATTCATCAAATCGTAATTTTGCCATACTCGGTCGTAATTTATAAGTACTTTCTGGAATACTTTTACCTTCTCGACTCCTGCTTCACAGATATCAAAAACATAATCCAAATCAGTACCTGGTCTATCTACCAGGTCCGGGAAGTGTTTAAAAATACCCTTCGGTCCGAGACCCTTCACTCCAGGGAGGTTATCTGAGTTGTCCCCTAAAAGCGACTTCATTACTAAGTAGTTTTCAGCAAGCACACCAATCTCCTCTTTAACGAGATCTGGTCCGTAGAACTTCTTCTTAATAGGAGAGTATACTTCTACGTTCTTATTTACAATCTGTAGAAAATCTTTATCCGATGATACGATAGTTACTTTGTTATCTTCTTTACCGAACTGTTGAGCGATATACGCAATAACGTCATCTGCTTCTACCTTCGGCATAGAGATCATATCTACCGGTAGCATGTTTAGATACTCTACAAGCCTTCCGATCTGAGCAGACATAGAGTCGTACTCGTCTTCTTTCTTATCAAATACCTCCCAGTTGGTAATCCTAGAGATATCTCGATTGGCTTTGTAATCTGAATTTATATTCTTTCTTGCTTGTGAAGAAGCTGGTCCGTCAAAGACAATCACTACCCTGGTCGGGTTCATAGTTCTCACTAGGAATCCCAACGACTTCATAAATCCTACCATGCCTCCTACGTGAGCACCTTCTGGTGTCATCATATTGATCATGGTAAAACTACGGATGAAAGTATTCATCGCGTCTATAACCAGGATGTGATCGTTAACTTTGCGGGGCTTCGACTGCTGAATGCTATCTAATAGCGAGTCGTATTTTCCCATTTAGTCTTAATTATTGAGGTCAAATTCTACTCCGATGTCTCGGATATCTTCTTCCATACTTCCTTCTTCTTTTAGATCAAAATCTACCGAACCAAGTAAAGTTAACCAACGATCCTTATGAGCGTTCTTATACTTGTCAATAGCTTTCTTATCGTCATCGATGAATCCGTGTGGAGTCATTACAATTCTTCCTCGAGATTGAATACCGTTGATGTGATTCTTTTCAATCTGGATATTCGTTCTCTTAGCAAACTCTACCTGCAATCCGTCTTTGATAGCCTTAATCTTAGAAGTTCCAGGGTTAGTAATGTTACCGAACGTTACTACAAACGTAGCATCGTACCACATCGCCATACCTCCTTTGTTCTGTAACTTAGGCATACCCATCGGACTCTCAGGTTTCATAGTCCATACCTTATTAATAGCAACTAGCGTATTAGTATAAGGATTTCCTTCTTTACGGGATAACAAAATCTTCTGGTTTACATTATTAGCAAACTGAGTAGACATTGCTCCAGCATTCCATTCGTTGTTGTTCTTGTTTGATCGTACTGATAGCTCACAAGGTACTGATCCGATGCTATCCCAGAAGAAACACATATTGTGAGGTAAGTTACCTTTCTTCTGTTCGTCAATCAAATCTAAGATAAAGGTTGCTACATCTTCAATAGTATGCAAGTTACCTCTATCAGCATAGATAAAGAATCCTTCGTAATCGTAGATCTCTCCAGTTTCTTCGTCAACAACTTCTTGTACATCCAAGCCCATCTCTTTAGCATGATCCCATGACCACTTCATCTCAGTAATCAAGAAGACCGGCAGTACTCCCATTTTCTGTGCGTTAACTGCAGCTTCTAATAACGCTGTAGTCTTTCCAGTATCCGAATGACCTCTTAATAGAGTAATGTGTCCTTCTGGAATACCCGGCACGGAAGTAATATCCTGATAGGCTTTAGAGAGAGGGATCCAGGTCTGCTCCTTGAACTTAATGCTCGTAGAAGCAAGACCTTTATTCTTCTTAAATTGATTAAGATTGAATCCCTTCTTAATAGCCGCTTGTGCGGATTCTGATACTCCTTTTCTCTTGGCCATACTTAGAACGGCAAGTCGTTAGAAGATCCACCGAACAAGTCATCAAATTGACTTACCGTATCAGCTTTCTTAGGAGCTTGAGTCTCTACAGTAAAGTTATTTGAAGTAGCTTGAGTAGCTGCAGGAGCTGCTTGAACAGGTGCTGCAGAAGGAGTATCACCACCTTCGTTACCTTCCAACCAGTTCTCTAACTGACGCTTAACAAAGTCGAAATCGTACTTAGAGAAAGACTTCAATGGGTCTGGTTGCTCTTTAGTCCATTTCGTTACCAAGTCGTTGTTATCGCTCAAAGGAGTTTGCTTTGGCTTAACACGTACAGAAGTTTGTGGGTAAGGGTTACCTTGAACTACCTCTACAACGATATCGAAACCGTTGATGATATCAGTAAAGTCACCGATGTCTTCGTCAGCAGCCAACTGTAACAAAGTATTATACACTTGCTTACCGAAGCCCCATAGACGGACTCCCTTATCTTCTTCACCGCGTACTACTACAGGAGCATGTACACGCATCTTTGGTGCTAGCTTACCAGACAATGACCAGTTATCACGGTCAGAAGTCTTACGTAACTCGTTTACAAAATCTACAACAGGATCTTGCTCACCAAAGTTCGTCAATGCAATCATCGGGTACTTACCGATACCGTAGTGGAAGTACAATTCGCTGAAAGGCATTTCTGGGTTGAACATAGAAGGTACGATTCTAATCTGGTGCTTTCCTACTGAAGGCTTCCAAAACGTAGCTTCATAATCGATTTTTTCGCGCTTTTGACCAGAGTCTTGCTGGGCGGCGAGTTTTTGCTTAATAGCAGATAAATCCATAGCTTAAAACTAATTTAATTATAACTGTTTGAATTATGTCTTGAGAGATAAAGATACGAAACGTATCCTTACGATCCAACTTAAAGTTCGATTATTTGATGTAATCGAGTATTGATACGCTTTAATTCCGGCCCTCTGGTGAGGAGAATACAGTTTCTGTAGTCTTGCCAGTTCACTCTGTACTTAGGATCAGGGATGCCTCCGTTAAGTGACTTAATTAAAGTGTTTAATGCGTTGATGGTATATAAAGTGTTGGATTCTTTCTTTCTATGTACTAAGATAGTATTGTCTAGGAAGTTGGCTACATTGCCAAAATCGACGTTATAGGTACAGATGTACTCTTGATTGCTCTTAGAATATAGAACGAAGATCTTGTTGTACATGATATCGTACTTACCCTTGATCTGTTCGATCAGAGTATCAAGATTTTCTTCCGTAGTAAACGTACAGAATAATTTATTGCTCATATCGTCGTTCCAAATGCTATTCTCGGTGATAAAATCGTAACCGAATTCTTGTGTCATAACTTCCATTATAAATAGATTTTATTAATCTAAAACTAAATTTGTGTTGCTTTTAAATTTAACTGGGTATTTCCCAGATGTTTCTAATAACCGTTTAAGTTCTTCTAACGTCTCTTTTCCGTCAGATAAATCAAAGTCAAAGAGTATTGCATCATAAGTATATAATGCTACTCCAGACTTCTTGTCTTTTAAATAACCTAATACTTCTTTTAAGATAAGAATATTTCTTGAGGTCTCCAAACTTTGTATAACATAATTAAAAAGTTTTTGAGGATTCATATCCTTGAGATTAGAGTAGAACGGCTTGTTTGATATAGGAGCTCTAACGACTCCATCAACAGTGAACTTAGTCCACATCTCATTTATATAAGAGGCTACCTTATCAAAAAACTCTATGTGTCTGTATTTGTCCGGTACACCGCCGTACATGATCTGGAAGGTAGTTTGCTTAGATTGCTTATACTCTTCTTCAGTCAACTCCTCTTTATCGAAGTACAACCTACCTAACTGCGTGTGGACGCTCTCAGGAGTAAACTCATATCCTACAACTTCTGCAATCAATCGAATATGATAGCCATCAAAATCGAATTCTATGAATCGATCGTTCCTTGGAATGATGGCTTTTCGAAATTCTTCCTTCTTAGGGATAGCGGCGAAATTAACGCTATTATAGGCAGAAGTAGGACGGCTAGTGGGATTATAAAGATTATAGCTTGTATA